AGTTTTCATTAGTTGGATATAGTCGAAGAAAAAAACCTTGTAACCTCGGTCGATCAAAGGCTGAAGGTACTCCAGAATATCTTCAATCGGCTTGTGCATTACTGGAGTGCAGAAAAAACGATCATCTTTAAAAATCTTGTCTCTAAAAATTGATAGTGCATTTCTTCCGAATGTCTGCATGTCTTCAGTAGTTCTACAGGCCCAACTCTGAATGATCCTTGGAATGATCTGATTTGGTGGCATTTCAAGATTCACGAGACAGACTTTCAATCCTTCGTTTTTCCTCACAAGGTGAACTGCTGTAGATACTGCAAACATTGTCTTTCCATGTCCAGGTCTTGCACCAATCACTGACAAGTCACCAGGTCTGAATCCTTGGATGGTGTGATGTAGACTGTCGTAGCATTCCCAAAAGTGTACTCCCTCCTGTTTCTTTTCCCAGTCATCTATGAACTGGTTATAAACCTCGTCCATCATGAGAGGCATTTTTGACGCTCGATTCTGTGAAAATATCTCTTGCAGTTTCTTGTCTTCTGCTCGTGCCTTTTCAGCTCCAAACATTTCAACATTGCGCTTCATTGCACTAGTGCGTATCTCAAAAGCTCTCTTGGTACACCAGTCTAAAACCATGTTTTCTGTTAGCCTTCTCGGAAGATTTGTTTCAATCGTCATAAAAACACTAAAAGCTATATGAGGCCAATTATGCTCCTTTTGGAATGTGTCCGCACCCATCACACCACTTGATAGCTCTTCTTGCAATATTACCCCGTTTAAACGATTCTGAGAGTGTAATGAATTGGCTAATGCAAACAAACCTCTAGTGATTTCGTTGGTAAAGTATTCTTTTCGAGTTAATTTGAATATCATTTCCCTTTGGTCTTCCCAAGTGATTAGATTCAGGATTAGTGAAGACTCAAAAGGTAGAGATTGCACGATCTCATAAGCTCCAATTTTCCTGTATTTGTTCTCGGAATCAATGATTCCCTGGACTGTTCTTCTGTCTAAACTCATTCGATACCTCCAAAGGTCAGGTCTGGCAATTCGTCTGACTCTGAGAATCTTTCAAAATCTGGCTTTTTCTTTTGGTGGTTTAGTGAATCAGTCTCTTCATCTTCCCACCTCCTTGCATTGATCCAGCTTGTGAAATGGCTGATAAAGCTTTTGTCCTTGCCTTGGGTTGCCTTGTTGTACTTTTGGATACCCCTGTAGATTTCATCTGCTAGAGCTTTGTCAAATTTGTTTTTCTTGTGGATNGTGTACCAAGTCTGGATAGCTTTTTTCTTATTAACCTTCCTTGGATAGATTTCCCAACAGGCTATAAATCCATCCCTAACCCAACCTTCTGGCAATTGCCCCACCCCTTCTATTTCGCTCACTCTTCCGATGAGCATATTATTTCTTTTATTCTTTATTTCTTTTGTTTGTGTACCTTTTATTGTCCCTTCTTTTGTACCTTTTATTGTTCCGATATTGCTTAAAAAATCTTGCCTAACCGCATAGTTAGTGACTTTGAGTATTGTACCTGTTTTAGGTTTTTTGATATCACGTTGCAACTGTATCATTTCATGTTGCACAAACAGCGTAAGAATGCGCCTAGCCTTATTCCTAGAAACGTTCCATCGACGTTGCAAAAACGAGTCTGTTATCTTGTGGCATCCTCGTCCATGCTTACCTGTATCGTCGTAGTCAACAAGAAATAAAATGTCAATCCAACAGCGCAGTATCTCAGGATCATCCCAGATTTCTTTATTTTGAATATCTCTGTGCAAGAGAATAAAACCAGAATTTTTCATAGTTAAAGAAAGAACGCCTAAGAGTGCAACCCAATCATAGACGTTAAGAAAATAATGGCTCTCAGGCGTTCTTATTAAATTTTAAATTGTTTTAATGGATTTCGTCCATCAATTGAGTTGCAATAACAACAATATCACAACAAAAAACACTTGTGCAAATTTCTTTTTTCATTACAATGAAGCCAGAGTACAAAGAACCTTTTCTTTCTACTTTCTTGCAGTGCCCCAGGTTGATTGATTGGAATGGATCGCCTGGGGTTTTTCTTTTGTGGTATAATTTTGGTATGGCACGTTTAGCAAATCAAAGACATGAACTTTTCTGTCAAGGGATCGCACAAGGCAAAAGTGCTACTCAAGCCTATATTGATGCTGGTTACAGCAAAAAGGGTGCTGATGTCAGTGCTAGTAGGTTGCTAGGCAATGCTAGTGTAATGCTAAGGGTTGAAGAACTACGGGAAAAAGTAGAGAAAAAGAACGAGCTTACACTGGATTGGCTGATTCAACAAGGCAAGGAAATGTACCAGGAATCAAGAGAGGCTAGGGACAGAACTGCTGCTGCTTCATTCTACGACAAACTTTGCAAGATTCGTGGAGCATACAGTCCCGAAAGACATGAGCATGACGTTTCAGTATCAGGTATAGACATTGACTTCATAGAGCCTGATGACGAGGACTAAAGTAAACCTACCCAAATACGCAAAGCCTCTTTTCAAGCCAGCGAGATACAAAGCAATCCATGGCGGTAGAGGGTCTGCGAAGTCTCACACTTTTGCAAATCTGGTTTCAATTCTTCATGCTCAAGACCCGAATCGCAAGACAGTAGGCATTAGAGAAATCCAGAAGTCTATCAAGCTTTCAGTGAGGCAGTTGATCGTTGACAAGATCATTGAGAACAACTTTCAAGATCTGTTTGACATTCAGGATCAGCAAATCAAAAGCAAGCGAGGGAAGGGAATCATTATCTTCCAGGGGATGCAGAATCACACAGCCGACAGCATCAAGTCTCTTGAGGGCTTTGATTGTGCTTGGGTTGAAGAAGCTCAGACATTAAGTCAGAGAAGCTTAGACTTATTGCGTCCGACAATCAGAAAGCCAAACTCAGAAATTTGGTTTAGCTGGAACCCTGATAAGGACACGGATGCAGTCGATGCCTTTTTGCGCTGTGATGATCCCCCAGAGGACTCAATCATTATTGAAGCAAATTACAATGACAACCCCTGGCTTCCTGATGTGCTTAGAAAGGAAATGGAGTATGACCGATCAAGGGACATTGACAAGTACAGACATGTTTGGCTCGGTTCTTATAATCTCAACTCAGAATCCCGTGTGTTTAAAAATTGGAGAGTCGAAGAGTTTGAAACGCCCAAAGATGCCTTTTTCAAATTCGGTGCTGACTGGGGCTTTGCCGTTGATCCAACAGTGCTTATCAGATGCTACTTGGAAGGTAGAACGCTCTTTGTTGATTATGAAGCCTATCAGGTGGGCTGTGAGATTATTGATACTCCTGAACTGTTTCTAACAATTCCAGAGTCCGAGAAATGGCCCATTGTTGCAGACAGCGCAAGACCTGAGACAGTTTCACACTTGAGGAAACACGGCTTTCCAAAGATTCAGCCAGCAATAAAAGGGAAGGGGAGCCTGGAGGATGGCGTAGAATTCTTGAAGTCTTTTGATATTGTCGTGCATCCGAGATGCCAACACACAATTGACGAGTTGACTAATTACTCTTATAAAGTAGACCCTGACACTGAACAAGTTACCAGCGTTCTTGAAGACAAGCATAATCATGTCATTGATGCTTTGCGATATGCTTGCGAGGGTGCAAGACGATTGAAGAGAAGGCCGGCAAACTTACCGAGGAAAGTGCAGGGGACTTATGATCCGTGGGGTATGTGATGCAAACAGTTAAGATATTGGAGCACTTTGAATTCAGTCCAGACGAAGAGACAGAAGTCCTGGTTAATCCTGAGCATGTCCAAGTTGTGAAGGAAAATCAATTCATGGTCGGGGGCCAGTGGTTTACCTGTGCTGAAGAGAACCCTTTCATGAAGAAAAAGAGAAAGCGCAAGAGTAAAACAGATGACGAACCGCTTTTAGTCTTAGACGATTAGCATAAAAAACATTATGATTGTATAGGGGATATTATGAAATCAGCAAATAACTATAGATGGAGTCCGAGAGCTGGGAAGAAGGTTGTGCGCAAAGTGACCAGCTTTTTCTTTGGTGAACCACAACAGCCACAATTGCCAATGCTTCCACCACCTGCACCGATTGAAGAACCTGTCGTTGAAAAGCGAGAGGACATGAGTAAAGAGGTTAGGCGCAGGGAGGAACTAGTCAAGCAGGAATCAATGGATCGAGCAAGACAAAGGAAGGGAAGACTAGCAAGCATTATCGCTGGCAAGTCTGGTGGACTAGGATCAAGTCAAATTCAAACAGTATCAAAGCAACTTTTGGGGGAATAATGAGCTTCATTGCACAAATTGTTACAAATGGAACGGCAGCCGGGTCGGTTGAATGGCCCGGTGGACAAGGGAAATTCTATGCTCATGCGTCTACTGCGTGGGGTGGTGACACTCTCAAGCTTCAGTATTTGGCTGACACTGACGGGTCTACTGACCGCTGGGTTGATGTTGATGTGTCAAGTCTCAGCGATAATGAGATGCTTGGGTTTTTCTGCCCACAAGGAAGACTTAGAGCAGTGAAGACAGGAACAGGATCGACGGGTCTTGATGCCTGGGTTGCAAGAGTCATGACATAAAAAGGGGGCGTCATGAACGCTGACAAGATTATCAGCCTCCAGGGACACTTGGAGACTCAGAGAACCAACTTTGATAGCCATTGGCAAGATGTTGCTGAGTATGTCGCACCAAGGCAAAACTACTTCCAGACTGAGAAGACGCAAGGTGAGAGAGTCAATCAGAAGATCTTCGACTCTACTGCAATAATTGCAAACAATCGTTTCGCAGCCTCGATGTCTTCTCTCATGACTCCAGCCAATCAAATTTGGCACAAGCTAATCCTTGCCAAGCGACAAGAGGCAAGCCAAGCAATCAAAGAGTATTTGGATACTTTGAATGAACTTCTGTTCTCTTTTCGGTATCGGGCAATGAGCAACTTCGGAACCACTACCAATGAAGTCTACCTCGACTTGGGGGCTTTTGGTAACGGTGTGATGTTCACTGGCTACGATATTGGGAAGGGCCCAGTTTATACAAGTTGCGGTCTTGAGGGTATGTACTGGCTCACTGATGAATTTAGAAGAATCAATCTAGTTCATCGTCGATACAAGATTACCTCACGCCAGATGCTTGAGCAGTTTGGGGAAGATGCTTTACCTGATATGGTCTTGAAGGACTTGAAGAAAGACGGCATGAAAGAATGGGAAATCATTCACGCAGTCTATCCGAATCAGGAAAGGGAAGAAGGGCGTTCTGACTTCAAGGGTATGGCATGGCGTTCTTACTATGTCCTTCGTGCATCCAATGAAAACAAGAAGATTCTATCTGAGGGTGGCTACAGGACAATGCCTTACTCAATTGCTCGCTATTCTGTAGCCAGTCAAGAGACTTATGGTCGATCCGTAGCTATGGAATGCTTTCCAGACATTAAAACAGTCAATCAGATGGGCAAGACAAATCTAAGAGCTGGACACAATGCGGTTGAACCTCCATTGATTGCCAGTGAAGACTTGAACATTGGCTTG